CGGAATGGTTACCCGCAGATGATGGATCGGGTTGTCCCGACCGCATGGATTGATTATAGCACATGAAGCAGAAGCGCGTCAAGAAGTTTGGTGCGAGTAATTGAGGCACCTCCCTCATTTGCTACAGATGTAATTTAGCATGGCAGGGTGCCAAAAACAAGCCCCCTTGTGCCAGTTTTTGATAGGGATTACCGATCAATCAGTTAAGGTAAATTAATGTGCCAGTGATACGAACGTTTCCTGCGGATGTGATCGAGACATCTCCACTACCAACAATGTCCACAGCAGCAGCATCAACATTGAGATTTGCAGTAGTAACAGAAAAATCTGCACCAATTGCAACTACATCACTAGTTGCAACTAAGTCCATTTCTCCAGAACTATAAATTCCTGCGGCAGTTGTTCCTGCTAAAGCAGCATTAGTTGTTGATCCAGCATAATATCCAAAGGTTCTACTCTTAATTAATGTTCCAGCACCACCAACACTAGATTGATGTAAGCATCCACCAACAATCTGCTGATAATCTTGTGCAATGTTCCACTGAACAGATCCTGGTGAGTTCCAAACGGTATTGGAACGAGGGTCAAATTTTTCTGATACCTCAACACCAGCACCAGAAGTTTTCTTCTCACCAGTGACTGTATCTTTCTTATTGATCTGAGCAGTATTGATAGCAGTTGCTGACATCTCAATGTCACCTTCTGATTGTATCTTAATAGACTGACCTTCGAGAACTAGTTCTGAAGATGCGCTAATTAAAATCTTTGTTGCATTAATATATCTTGTTCCACCTTTTGTCGTTTCGACATAATCACCATAAGCGAGAATATTTACTGCTTGCTTCTCTTCATCAGATCCATAGTTATATTGAATATCTGCTCTCTCATGATGTTTTTCTTGCAATCCCCATGTCTTAATGCAGAGTTTTCCACTTCCAGCACCTTTTTCAGTATTTCTCTTTCCAGTCATGATCTTTAAAGATCCATCACTAGTCAGTGAAATAGCATTCTCATCTGGACCATCTATTCTAAGAGCACCAGTAAGACCATCTGGCAACTTCCTCTCATAAATCTCTGACTTGGTTAAGTATCCCTTATACCAAGTCTGAAATTTGGGTTGTTCTTCAGTCTCCTGAGTTTCATCAGGAGTTGTTGGTTTAGCAATTTCAGTAGGATAAGTTTTAGCAGGGGCAGTTTTTTTCTGCCCATATGCTCTCTTCTCGGTTGCTGCGTGTAAGTCTGTATGTGCCATTATGGACAATCAATGTATTGACCAGTGCCAATCTTAGTAGCACCGATAGTGGATAGTGCTTCAGTCTCTAGACATGCTAGAGAAGGCAATAGTTTAGCACCATAACCATTACCACCAATAATATCTATGGCAGGAAACTTATCAAATGTTCTAGTTCTATCAAGGATACGAGCTCCAATGACAAATCCATCATCGTTAATAACTGCTTCTGCAACACCAAGTTCACCATTGACATACATCTTAGGAACTTCAGTATAACCAATGCCAGGTCTTAAGATGGTGAAACTATCAATGATACAACGAACTCCTCTATCAGATGCTAAGTTCTTCTTATATCCATATCCATTTCTCTTGATACGAATTTCCGTCAAGAAACCATTTTCATCTAATAATGCTGTTGCTGCAGCACCAACTCCATTGCCTCCAATAAAGACATATGGTGGTTCTGCCCAAGGATCTCCTGGGTTGTCAATGGGAATTTCGATAATTCCACCATTGTTATCAGTAATGATCTTAGTAGGATCAACTGTTGGTAATTCAAAGTCTAAGAAGACTGTTTCGGTATCATCACCAACACCTTCATCAAAGTCTTCGATGTCTTGATCATCTGCAGCAGTAATTACAACATCAACAAATACACCTTTGCCATTTAGCGTGAAGCGTAGCGTCTCAGCATCTTCAACAACATTATCATCTGCAATACCAACTGTTATTTTAGATGTGTTGTTATTAATGACACATGAACCATTCAATGAACCACCAACAATATCACCTGGAGTAATGTCTTTTCCGTTCATTGTGTAGTAAACAATCGTTCCATTTTCTACATTGGTTGTGGTGACCGTGTAGATAATAAACTCACCCTCTGGACATGAGGTTCTGTTTGCTGTAAGAGCATATGTTGGTGTGGTAGTGTCACCACCATCTCCAGTCTGACTTCCTGGATTTTCTGGTAACAGGTCTCCTGCTGTAGGAGCATCAATTGGTTTATATGGATTTGTTAGTGGTGGTGTGCTAGGATCTCCTGGTTCCTTCAAATTTTGTTCAGTAATTGTGCATTTGCCAATATTCTTCTTGAAGAAAGTTCCAATTTTACTTCCATTCGTTGGGGAATTTTTCTTCAATGAAATGTAGAAGAACTCATCTGGTTCATCTTCTGCATTGTATAAAGTCTGAACCGTAATTGCCTTAGAAGTTTCATTAGGAGCAAATCCAAGAATGCCATCAACTGCAATATAATCTTCTCCCTCTGTTGCTGTTCCCAACTTCAGGGTCTTATACTTAACTGAAGATGAAGAATCTAGATATCCAGATCTAGTTACAGTAAATGTAGCAACGTTGCCTTCTACAACTTCAATGTCCTCAATATTATATGTAATCTTGGGTTTCTTAGTTGTTGGTAATCCTCCTGTTGTTCCAGATCCATCCGAAGGAACACCGCCAGTAAATCCAACTGTAGTTGTTGATAGAGGACTTCCAGTATATGCCTCATCACAAACATACTGAGTATAGTCTGCTGGAGTATCTCCAAATAGATTATCAATATCTGATAGGAGATTATCTAAGAAATCCTTATCATCTTGATCTTCCTTCTTCTCACCATTGGTGCAAGTCTCTTTCCACTTAGAACATGTGGTATCAGGACCAGAACAAGAAATACCAAGTAATTCTAGAACATAGTTGACAGCACCCCCAATAATGTCTAGAGGTAAAGCAACTGCTCCAAGAATATCTTGTAAAGGACCAAGAATGCTATCAAGCAAGTCATTAATAAGTTCGTTAATCTTCGAAATAATACCATTAACCAACTCATCAACATGACAAATGACTGATCTATAAATTTCTTCAATATAGCTCATCAAGACATTCGTCAACCACTCAATTAATCTCTCGCCAAGATCTTCCATCTGGCAACCAAGATCTTTAAGTAAATTGTTGAACCATTCTGTTACTGGAGTAAGAACATTGCCAGTCTCTTCTGGTGCTAGAGTTGATTTTACTAAGAGATCAACACCCTCTGATAGTTTAGTAGAAATCCAACCCTTCAATCTTGCTAAGAATTCCGTTACAACAGAGATTGCCTTATTGATGTAGGTTCTTCCTACTGCTATAGCATCATTTAACTCACCAGTTATCTTGCTAGTATAATATGTGCCAATATTGCCACCACTACTCTGAATATCAGCAAGCATTTGACCCAGAATTGAATTCATCTGGGTCTTTAAATCTACATCCTTACATTTTTGAGCAGTTTCTTGGCACCACTCTTCTTGCTTTAGTGCTTCGATCTTAGCAGATGGTGTAGGAGCGCGTTCTTCACCATCTCCTCTCTTCGTGCCATCTGGAAGAGCACCAGTTGTCTTTTCTGTCGTTTCTCCTGATGGATCTCCATCTTTTGTTGGACTTACCGCTAGATCACCAGATCCTTCTGGACCAGAAGTAAATGCCTCTGCATCTGGTCCTTTTGGATCTAGTTTTGTTCCTGCCCCTGGAGTTGCTCCAATAGAACCCATAATAATGGGTTTCTGTTTTTCCCCATCTAGGTAGAAACCCATAACCCAACAACCTTTAACTAGCGATGGGTGACCACCGCCAATGTTGCCTGGCATAAATGGAGCCGTTACTGGCATCATTACTTGCGCCCATGGCAAGTCAGGAGTATCAAGGATCGCCCTATCTTTAGGATGATCCCCAACAATCCTTACTTTGTATCTGTAACCGCCCTTGTTATTTGCTTCATCTTGAGCGGTTCCTTCAATTTGCCCAATCCACCAAACGAACCCGTCATGACCAATTCGCTGGCTTGGAATTATTTGTGACAGTAACGGATCCATATCAATCAATCATCGTATACTAAGCACTCAGGGGCACTTGGATTATTGTCGCAGTATAGTTCCAGAGATGAGGGATCGTGATGATCTTCTGGATGACGCTCTGCGTATGCTTCTAATTCTTCTAGTTCGCCTTCAATATGACGACGGCGTTGAGGTGAGAGTTGAGGGTTAGCAAGTTCCTCTTTGTCTGCTTCAATGTGTTGTTCGATGCTGTCCATGTTTAGTTACCTCCGTATACATTATTTAGTGCCATGTTTTGATGGTTTATCCTTCATACCATACGAATCTCTCACAAGTCTGAGAGTGGTAGTAAATTTACCATTTGTGCCCTCGGTAGAATCATAAGTTTGAGTTACTTCTTCAATTAGATACAAACCGCTAGATTCTTCATCTTCTGGTTTATCTTTTGCTTCCTGATTAGGAACTTTGTTCATCAAACGAATATCAATCTTATCACCAGCACAGATTTCAGGATTACCAGGGATTACTATAGTACATTTTTGATTGTTTAGCAACTGATATCTTGCTAATGCTTGTGCAGCGTAATATTTCTGCCAATCTGCAAATTTGCTAGGATCAGTAGCATTGGCATCTTCTGGATTTGCAATTCCTGGATCATTATACCAAGTCTCATGATCTAACAAGACAGACATAATTCTAGATGGATACTCAGATAACTCCGCTTGATTTGTTGGAATTAAAGTGACGCTTTCCTGTCCACCAAGATGTGCCATATTATCATAACTATCTTTAATCTTATAGACATATTCTTCATACTGACCTGTTGAATGATTGAAGAATACGACCATTGAAGAATACTTACCTTTTCTCAATGATTCGACAATATCCAGTTCTGAAGAAAATGATGAATGATAAACTACAAATCTATCGTCTGCACCATCATCTTGATTTCCCATCTTTTCAACATAAGGACCCCAAGTTCCAACATCTAATTTTGTAGATTTCAGAGGACTATTCTCATCAGCACAAAGAGAATCTACTGCAAAAAAATTATATCCCCTCTTTGTCTCCCAAAAGAAAAATCCACCAGATCCACTAACACTCGCTTCAGAAGAACCTTCAGATTTAGTTTCTGCTTTCGTTTTATCTTTCTTGGTAGTTGACGATGTGTACGTTCCCTGAGGAGAGACACTCTTAACTGCCAGAGAAGCAATAATATCAAAAGGTCGTCTTCTATTGGGAATAAGTTTTACTTCAAATTTTGAACTTTCAGAGTATACAGTTTTTGCTGTTTTTAATGTCTCGGTAAGAAGTTTTTTTATAATACTCTCTGGATTGCCTTCAAGTCTATTATTGACACGCATTACTTCATTTTCAAGTGCTTCTGGAGAAATTAATCCCAAACCATATGCCTGCTTCTGGTTTTGTGCAAATCTATTGGCAACTTTCCAAATTACAAAACTGTAAGTAATGGTTTCTTCTGAATAGTTTGTCTTAACAGATACTTCAACCTTTTCAGATCCTTGAATTGGCAATCCTTGCAGCAATCCACCACTATCAACCACTTCCATAGTTGCAGCAACAAATGGAGCAGTTATACTTTCAAAGTAATTAAAAGTGCCGATAAGATTTGTAATAACAACAGGGTCTCTACCATCATTCGGATAGATCAAAACACTCTTCAGTTGAAAGTCTGTAAATGATGCAAATTTTTCCATTATTGCTTAGTAGTATAACTTAGTAGAGACAAAAGACTAGTTCCAGAAGAACTAAATGCCATCGCTGGAGCTACAGGAGATGGTTGAGCACCAGCAGAAGATGTTTGAGCAGTTGGTTGGAAAACAAAGACTGGATTTAATGTAGCTTTTTGAGCAGCTGCTGCATTTGATGCAGATGGAGTTAAAATATCAGCAGGTGCTGCAGCAGGATCAACTGGTGCCGCTGGTGGTGCAGTAATTGGATTTGGTTTTCTAGCAGATTGATGTGCTTCACCTGCACTAATTAGAGCATCAATTACTGCTTGATTTTTTTCATTGGTATCGATCTTTACCATACCTTTGTAGATATCCCACCCATTCTTGGTTTTATATCCATGATAATAACCACCATTGTGTGTAAAATACAATCTTTGACCAGTCTTAAATCCAAAATTTCTCGTGATCTTTTGAGAATTTGTTGGTGTGGTAGATGTTGTGTCTAGATCGGGTGTTTCTGGTGGTGGTGGATTTTCTAACCTTTCTTTTTCTTTTTGCAGAACAGGCATAATATTACCATATGCATTATTCATACCATCATTATCATAAGCTCCTCTACCAGATGTTTGTTTAACAGAAGCAAATTGTCCTGCTAATCGATCATTAAATTGAGCATCTGTAATTTTTCCAGCTTTCCAATCTTGATATCCAGCAATATTTAAATAATACTCAGACATTTTATCCTGAGTTGCTTTATCAAACAAAGTTGTAGAAGTGTCAATACCCAGTGCTTGAGCAACCGCTTTCACTTCCATCATCTGATAAGCACCCATAGCGGCACTTCTTTGTTTTGGACCATATCCCTTAGATGCTTGGTGTCTAAGATAATCGGTTTGTAGATCATGAACCTGATCAATAGTCATTTTGGTAATATCTTCTGTACCACGAGAGAAATCTCCTCTATCTCTAGAGAACATCGAACTATAGTCATTTCCAGATTCAAGTCTCCTAATTGCTGTCTTTAGATCTGGTGCATCTACACTACCGCCACCTGGGGTCCTGGGGAAATTGCCATTAGGATTAGCACGGGGATTGCCACCACCGAGACCTAACATGCTTGCTAGTGCTGATAGAGGACCAGTAACAGCGTCCTTCATTTTTCCTAAGAAATCAAAGAAACCTTTCCAACCATCTTGCCTCTCAAAATAATGAGATAATCCAGATGCTTGAAGTGCAGCATAGTCAGATCTGCGTTTTTTCTGTGCTTCTAAGATACCTTCACCAAACATCAGGAAGGTTTTTCTTCCTTTCTCCCCTTCAAGTGGGAATACACCTTCTCTACCTTTTTCGCCAACCAATCCA